GTTCTTATCCCACATCCAGTACCAACACGGGCAACCGTAAACCATGTGATATTGTTGCGTCAACCCTTGGTGTTACTCTTTTACGGGGTAAATGCGACGAATTTTGTGATATGCAACTTGTAAATTGTTATTTCTGTGGTGATAGTTCCCAGTCACGCCTGATGTTTCTTATTGACGGCGCAAACTCGTCTATTTGTGGTGAATGCTTAGTAGAAACAGTTCACAAAGCGTGGGTTATCGACACTGAGCGTGCTGAACAGAGTGAACAGGAAGAACAAATTTGACCAAAAAAGCTGAGGCCGCCACCAGAAAACTTGAATTTGGCTCGATGCGCCGAAAGTTGTTTGCCCGCGAATATATAAGGACTGGGAAACAGCGGGATGCGGCAATCGCAGCAGGCTACGCCCCTGGCAGTGCGGACGTTCAGGGGTCACGCCTCATGAAAAGCCCAATCGTTATTGCTGAGGTGCAACGGCTGGAAATTCTCAGGGACGCTGAAGAAAAGATCGACCGCATGTACGTCCTTAAAGGCTTATATGACATGGCCGAAGAAGCAGATAGGGACAGTGACAAGATCAGGGCACTCGAACTTCTGGGCAAATCACTCGGAATGTTCGTGGATCAGGTGGAAACCCACACAACCCACGACGTATCGGAGCTACAGGAGTTCTCACTTGAGCAACTCCGCGCCACTCATCTGCAACTTTCAGCAAAAAATGACGTAAAGGTGCCCAATTGAGGAGTCTTGACGGCCCTATGCACTTCTACCCCGATCAAAAGCCCACCCGCTTTACACTCTGCAAGAACGGCTGCGTTTATGCTGCGGTAGAAGATACTGATACCTGCAAATACTGCTCCGATAAGCCTAAAAAAGCGAAAACAGCGAGAAGCAAAGCGACATGACAACTAAAACTGTCACCATTCAGGACATCGAACTCGCTTTAGCCTCAAGGTCGTTTGAAGACTTCCTCGACTATGTGCAAATTCTCGAACCGCCAAACGCAACGTCCCGTGGAGGCATTATCAAGTTTGAAAAATGGGGATATCTAATTGAGTTTTGCAAAGAACTTGATACGAGCCGACTCATAAACGTCTTGAAATCCAGACAGCTTGGGTTTTCATGGATACTTGCGTCTTATGCCCTCTGGACTGCCATGTACAAAGAGGGCGCAAACGTACTGGCGTTCTCGCAAGGACAACTCGAATCTGTGGCTTTCCTGAATAAAGCAAGGGTTGTTCACGAAAATCTCCCCCAACACCTGAAAACAGGGCTTGGCAGGGATAACGACACCACCATGGAATTCCCTTCCATGAAGTCGCAGATCACAGCACTTCCCTCTACAGAGAAGGCAGGTCGTGGACAGACAGCTACTCTCGTTATTCAGGATGAGGCCGATTTCCACGACAACCTTGATCTCAACTTTGCAGCAATAAAACCCACTATTGACGCAGGGGGACAGCTAATCCAATGCTCCACAGTCAATAAAAAGAGGGCCGGAACACTGTTCAAGGAGATTCACCGGCGCGCCCCAGGAAATGGGTTCAAAAACATTTTCAACGGGTGGAAATCCAGACCAGACCGGGATCAGGCATGGTACGACCGGGTGCAGAAAGAAGCCCCCGTTACCGACGGTATGTCTCCTGAACTCTATATGGAGCAGGAACACCCCGAAACAGCAGATGAGGCACTCAGGCCGTCAAGGGTGATGGCAGCATTTGATGTTGATGCCATCGAATCAATGCAACTCGACACCAAACTGCCAATCGAAACACGAAACGGCGTGGCGAATATCTACCAGAAACACGTAGTCGGCAAACGGTACGCCGCAGGCAGCGACACAGCACACGGAACTGGCGCAGATTATTCCGTTACTGCTATTATTGATGTCGAAACCGGATACGTTGTTGCCGATATCTACTCGAATACGATTGCCCCAGAACATTTTGCGATGGAATCTGTCAATCTTTTAGAAGATTACAAGAATCCAATTTGGGCTATCGAAGATAACGATTGGGGCGAGTTGACTCTGAAAAAAGCAGAATCACTCAAGTATCCTCGTATATATGAACGAAGAAACGCTCAGGGCAAGCCGTCTGGGAAGTTCGGGTGGCGCACAGATGCCCGAACAAGAACGGTTCTCTGGGGTGAATTGATTGAAGCTGTTCGTGACAGACTGATTATTGTTCCAAGTAAGCCAGGGCTGAATCAGTTTTCCTCAGTAATCAGAAACCCTGATAAAGATGGACGAATTGAGGGCATAGTTGGAACTCACGACGATTACCCAATGGCTGTCGGATTAGCATGGCAAATGCGTAAAGAAGCCTACAATCAAGCCAAGAAAATCAATGTAATTACGAGAGAAGAACGATTGCGCCGTATGGGGAATAACAGGTAATGGTTTCCAAAAAAGACCAACGCTCTATTGAGCGCATTCTCAATAAGGTTGACCGCAAAGAGCAGGTCTTTGAAAAGCGAACAGCTTTCATGGATAGCGATTACGACTGGGGCTGGAAAAACACCCCGTTCGTGCCTATTGCCACAGAAGGCATTCAGCAAAAAGATGCCATAACTACCAACTTCGCAAAGGTGCTGGCGCGCAAAGTCTCTAACGGTGTGGGCTACGCAGAACGAATCGTCCGTGTTATAGACGATGCTGACAACGAGGAATTCAGAGACAAGAACAACGCATACGAACGCTGGTGTGTCGGGATTCTTGAAATAGCAGATGAACGGCTGCAATCAAGCGGCATGAACTCCAGCGTGCAGGGCGAAAATGCGTGGAACGCTGTTGTTCGTGGAGGGTGGATCGGCACCAGAGCAGTCCTGATAAAAGACGCTCAAGGCGAAACAGTACCTGACATTGTTCCTATTGATCCGCGTAACTTGGTTTTTGAAAAAGGCCGTGGTGAGCCTTTATGGGCAGCAATCGTTACTCAAAGGTCACGGCAAGATATTCGCGATGAATATCCTAAATTTGTGTTTGACCTCGAAGACTCACCTCAAAGCTACGCAGATGACGAAGATGAGCTAGCCCGTGTGGTTGATTACTACTGGACACAAGATGGCAAGCGCATGAACTGCGTTATTGTCGATAACAAGTACGCAAAGAAGCCAACGGATACGTTCGCTGTAAACTTCCCGGTTGTTATACGTCTGATCGGCAATAACCCCGGCGTAATGAATTACAGCCTTAAGGACACGATTGACGGAACTCGTGAAATTCCAGGCATTGAAGACGTTGGAGACAGTATCTTTGCTGCACTTCGCCACGTAATACCACAGGTAAACCGTTTAGCGTCTTACCGAATGGCACTTACATCAAAGGCTGTTCAGGGAACGCTAATCATAAGTTCTCGTGACGGGACTAAAGAACTAGACCAAGACGCTTTCAAGTCCGGGTCTGAAGTAGGGCTATCAACTGATAACAATGAAGACATTGCGCTTCTTCCACTATCTCAACTGACGGCAGATGCAGGTCAACTAGAAGGGGAATTGAGGCTTGATGAATCCAATGCCGGTCTTTCTGACCCTGCTTTAGGAAGACTTACATCCCCTGTTTCTGGTGCGGCACTTCAAATCCTTAGTCAGGCTGATACTGAAGTGGTTGCCCCTTACCTTAAAGCTGTAGAGTCTTTGATCGCAGGTATTCTGGATAACTTAGGCAAACAGTATGAAACAGGCCACTATAAGGACATTCAGGTTCGTGGTAAAACCCACACTGACCAGCCCTTTAACAAGGTAATTGCCCCTGATGACATAAAAGGGCATAACCTCTTATCTGTAGAACTCAGGCAGTCACAGCCACAGGACGATTTCGCTTTGTGGCAGGCTGCTCAGGTGGCCTCTCAAGTTGATCCTTCAACTGGCACGGCACTTGTATCCAAGCAATACGCAGCCACTAAGATTGCCAAGGTTCAGGACTACGATCTTGAGAAACGCCGTATGTCTGGTGCGCGAACTCGTGCATCAAGCAGGAAGTACGAATTGCTTACTCAGTGGCATTCAGCAAGACTTTCTGGCGAGCCTGAAGAAGTTATCCAACTTCTCGAACAGGATATCCAGAGAGAGATTGACCGTGAGGAAATGGAGGCTCTTGCGTTAGAGTTCCAGTTCCAACAGGCAGTCAATATCGACCCGGCAGCGGCAATGTCTGGTCAACAGACACCGCAGCCACAGCAACCACAAGGGGTTAATGGAGCAGGGTTACAAGATACGGCAGACCTTGCTACAGTAAGTGCAGACCCGCGATTATTAGCGCAAGCCGGTACGCAGGGCGTGAGTGCTGCTCCCTCTCCTGACGCTGGATATAACACAACCGCCCCTAGAAATGCTGCGGAAGCAGCGGGCTTAGAACCGAACCCAGAGGCTAGAGGTATTTAATGACTGTTTATACATATTTTCATCCAGAGCTAGGGATAGTCTTTATTAAGGCTAATTCGGTAGCCGAAGCCGGTGCTGCTGGGAGATCTGCGCTTGGTAGCAATCTAAGTTACCGAGATAGCGGAGCTACTTCTTATTCTGGTAAAGCTGCTCCTGGCTCACGCCTGTATACGGTCAAGGATGGACAATTATTTAATTCCGGAACATCAACCGGCAGTGATACTCCGGAGATGACCAATTTCTTTAGCACAAGCGGTGGTTACGAAAATCCTTTCACTACTGGCGGTGGAGGCGATGCTGGTGGCAACGGTATCAGCAACATAAGTGATGACACCGGAAGCGCAACTGAAGCATTTAGTTTCCGTCCTGCATTTGAACAAGGACTAAGGCGGGCAGGGATTGACGTTAGAGGAGGAGGTGGAGTTAGAGGCGCACTTGCTAATCGGGCTTTTGACCCACTGTTGGCAAGGGCAACAATGCACGCAGCTTTTAACCCTCTTGGGGGTGACTATGACAAAGATGCAACTCAAAAAAGCCTCATGGAAGGGCTGACATTCCAAAATTATCTAAAAGATCAAGCCGCAGCAAATTCATTGTATGGAACGGGTGGATCGCAAGCTGCTCGTGGATTATTTGAACAAGCACGAAATCTTTCCGGTGATCCAGTAGCCGCACTGGCTGCTCTGGGCGAAGGTGGAGGAATATCTGGTCAGTTCTTAAAGCCTGCAACTATTGGTCAAGGCGCACCTTTAGCTAACGTAGCAAGAGAAGCGGGGCGGCAAAGATTTGGTTCATTTGCAAGGTTCTTGCCAAGCGCAGAAGATTTAACCCAGACCTATTTGTCTTATGCCCCAGAGACACAAGGCCCTCAACAACAGTCATTTGCAGATTTCCTGAATCAGAGGATATTTGGGTAGATGGTTCAACCGATAAACATCTTTGACATGCTGTCGGATACCGCCGAAGGTCGGCGTGTTGGGTTTCAGACGTTTCTTAACCAGTTTGCCCAGCGACCACAGCAACGTCAGATAACTTCGTTCAATCGTCCCTATTTTTCCAACTTGCAAAATCAGGCTGAGAACGAGTTTTTTGGAAGTCAAGGTCGCCGTATACAACAAGGCCAAAGCCCTCAGTCATTCACAGATTTCCTGAACGACAATTTCAACCTTGGCAGGCGTGCCAGACGTGCGCCGACACAGCAAATGGGCACAGGCGTTTCTCGCTTCGCATCCCCGGCTCGCTTCTTATTCAACCAGTAGGAGGATTGAATGGCACAGCCTCCTTTTTCTGGGAACGACTTCTTTGACCAGATCGACAGTGTTGCTCGTAATCTAACGGGTAACGCTTTTCGGCTTAAGCGTGACGATCCCGACGCTCCCCAGAAGTTCACTGAGTTTGTAGCCCAGAGCGAGCAAGAGTTCAATGCGACCCAGCCAATCCCGCAAGCAGCACAGCCTACACAGACCTTTCAGGACTTCGAGCGGGGTGGATTTGTGTCGCCAGAAGTGGCAGAGGCGCGACTCCAAGACCCAGATTGGGTAGCATCTCAAGCACAGGCTCCATTTCAATTCGGAGCGTTACAAGAAACTCCTCCCAGTGCATCAGCCTTTACTCCTGGTTTAACAGGAATTGGTGCAGACTTTTTACCGTACTTAGGAATTTTTGAACCTTATGGACTGATGGGTGAGCAAATCGGGCGTAGTGTTGCAAGAGATGTTTTTGATGCAGGTCCCGGTGTAACAAATATCGCAGGGTTGGGTGGTGCTGTATTAGCTGATCCCGCTTCGCTTGCAGGCATAGGTCGGCTTGGATTAAAAGCAGGCCCTCCTATTGCTAAAGGAACAAGTGCAGCCTTGCGAAAAGCAGACGAAGCCGCAGCAGCAATCGGTCGCACTGGCGACGTTATCCCAGCAGTTCGCCGTGAACTTGATCGCTTGGGCAATCCTCCACGAGTATCACTAGAAGACGTTGCGGATACGAGTACCCTCCCGCCACGCCGTCCTCGAACGCCAGAAGTTCGTGAAGGACTAATTGAATACACCCGTGACGAGTTCATCCCGATTGATGACCCCCGTGTTGCTCCCAGCGGTTCAATAATCAACGATATTATCTCTGATCCATCTCGTGCTGGTCAGAAGTTCAAGTACGACACGCTCTCTGGTGGAGTTCGACAAGGAGTAATTGGAGCAGACGGAACGATTATTCCGTTGCCCAACCGTCATTCTGGCGCAATCCCGAACTGGTGGACGCTAGACAAAAACCGACAGAT